TTGTGAACTAACTTGTCATATGCTTTTGGATCATTGAATAACTCAGTAGCGGCTGCCCTGTATGGACCAGTGTACGCATTGAGTTTCTCTTCTACAGAACCAGGCAGATAACCTATCTCTCGTGTAGGCACGACACTGCGAATAATGTGAAGCGTCTCATATGGTGTACTCTTGTCCATCACTTCTTCAAGTGCCAGATACATTGCAAGAAAAGTCTTACCTGTTCCTGCTGTGCCAGTGAGTGCCATATGGTCGCCATCACGCCACGCTTTCCAAGCATCTTCTTGATGAGGTGTAATAGGAGAGATTGTATCCATTTGATCCAAACGAATACGCATATCTAAGGTCTGATTATTTTTCATGTGTTGACTGAGTTATCTACGAATCCATGCTTGCGCTTTTTCTCTGCTGAGAGCCCTGTATTACCACCCGCTTCTTTCTTGATTTTTTTTAATAAATCTTTCCAGTCGCCACTGGTCTTGTTCACCATGTTGCCTGTGTGTGTAACATCGGCTGCCATTGCTGTGTGAAATTGCACCCACTCACCACTTTCAACCATTGCTTCTTTCTCAGCAATCGTACAGAGTTTGGTGATCTCTTCACCGGTATTTGTGTTTCTTAATTCATAAGTTGGCATTAAGCGATCTCGTATTTAAATTGCCCTTTATCTAGCATGGTAAATTTATGCTGTGGATTCAATGCAGTAAACTTATCAACTGCTTGTACAACACCTTCTTTTCCTTTCCAGACAAGTGATTTGTAATCATCACCCAACATGAATCCGCCAGGTTTAATTTTTTTGGCTGCCTCTACTAAATCAAAATAGCAACCCTCAAATGTATGGTCACCATCTACGTATATCCAATCAAACGTTTGATTCTCTACTTGAGCGAACCATTCTTCACTAGACATCCGATGCATTGTGACTTCGTTATGCTCCTTAAACATCTCAAGGACACTTTCATGAACGTCATCATAATATGCAACAAAGTCTTTCTCTCTATGTCCATTAACCATAGTTGCATATCTTTGAATCATTTGTTCTTTTGCGATAGGGTCAGAAGGTAGTGCATAAGGATCAACCAGATGCAATTCTTTAAGATTTTTCTTTACGAGATGTTGCGAGGTAGAACCTTTCCAAACGCCAATCTCCGCGCCTATAGTTCCGCCTTTGATGTATCTAAGTATCTCACTGGATCCATTATTTTCACCGTACATCATAATTATTCTCCTAAAAGAGTGCCTCGTTTGAGGCACCCGTCTAGATTAGGATCACCCCCTGCTATTGACTTGCTGTATTGCGGCATCTAAGAATGCTTGTTTCTTAGTCATTCTATGCGCCGCTTGCGCTTTACCTTTTTTATTTAACTTGTGTATGTAATGTCCAAGTTCCCTAGAGTCTTTTTTTAAACGTTCAATCTGGTTTGCTACCATAGGCAAGTCTCCTTGTTATCGATTTGGATTACATAACTAACTTGGGATTAAGTCTGGTATTGCCTCCTTCACTAATTTTATTGTTAATCCATCAAACTCGGGTTTCTTCTTATTGACCATTGACACCATGATTTCGGCATCTTTGGGGTGAATTGATTCAAGAATGTCTATGAACATCCTTTCACGTTTGATTGCTGGTAAATCTTCGCTCGCTGCCAAGCCTTTTACAAAGTACTTGAACCGAAGATGGAGTTTCATGAGTGATGACTGGGGTGGAGCATCGTCTGATCCGGGAGTGTAGGGAGGTGTACCCAGAGGTAGATTCCACTGGATTCTATCATCAAAGATCCCTTGCAACACATCTCTTACGTGCATTTCATTCTCATATTTTTTAAGAACATCAACTTTTTTCTTTCTAGTTTTTGCCTTTTCAATTTCAGTAAAGACTTCCCACACATCACGTTTTCTAACTGTTTCTACCACTTCACTATCTCCTTAAAGATACACTAAGTACATTATACACAAGACTTGACAACTTGTCAAGAACTATTTTATACTACGCAGTTTGCCCATCTCACCCTTTTTTCTCGCGACCATACGATCCAGATACTTCTTGTGTTTCTTATTCTGAATAGGTTTGTTCGTAAACTTTCGTATGTCTTTGTAAGCACGAAGCGTCTCTTTCTGGTAGTCCTTGCCTTCACTGTTGTCTACGATCAACATATTTTCTTTACCAAAGATAGTCTGGAACTCACCGATATTTTGTTGGATCGTCTTCCACATCTTTGAGACTTGATCGTCAGGAAGGGTTCTTGCCCGCATTCTGTTACGCTTCAGTGCGGTTTGTTCGTCTGTGTTGACAAAGATCATGGCGGTATCGTAACCCGCAATTTCAAGATTCTTTTTTGCCGCTTTTATCTTAGCAATGTCTTTGCCTGTGCCATCAATAACCAGACCAAGCCGTCCGTTCATGTAACGAAGTTGCTTGCTTCCAGTAATTTTCTTTGCCTTATCACGAACCTTTTGACCCTTGGGTGAGAAAATACCTTCTGGTGTCATGGGTATGTTATTTTTCTTGAGAAGAAACTCAAACGCATCGTCAGAGTTAATGACTCTATAACCGAGTGATGGGAGACCAGTGCGACCTACGATGAATGACTTACCTGAACCAGGTCCACCTGCGAGGAATACTGCTTTAAAGATTGCGGGGTCTTCTGGGCCTTCTGTGATGTATTGGCTAAATTTTAACATGTTTGCTGTGAATCTTGCATCCGATAAATTCGTTATAGTAATCGTCTCTCAGTAAGACATCATTCTCAAACTGTAACTTGGCTTCGTAGTACGACATTGCGCCTTTACTAGCACATAATTTTAATATTGTTCTATTATATATATGTTCGCCGTGTTCAATTACCATTTCTTTTAAAAGAGCGTTACTACCATAGTATTTTCGCCAATCGCTCTCCACGAGCGTCCTCTTGCGTCTCTTGCGCGATTTGGTGACTGGTAGTATCTTACTGCGCCAAAAGCCTTTCTTGCCTATGTATTTTTTACCTGTGGTCTTTTCCTCTATCACATACACAAAACCCACCAAAGAGTTTAATTCCTCTTCAGTGGGTTCATAGGGTTTGTCGTTGTAATACCAATCACTCATGGTATTATATATCAGTCGGCTACAGACCACTCCTCATTCACATCTTCACCGCACATTGGACAAAACGCGGGTCTCTCATCTTCATCAACGACCCGCATAGTTAGACTAACATCACATGAAGGACACTCAAGTGCATAGTCAAATTCATCCATTACTGAATCTCACAGTTACCTGCGGCACATGCAAGTTCTTGAGAGCCAACTGTCATATCACTTGCTTCATATTCACTAAGATCTTTCCAGTCTACATTCTTAGGCATTCTTTCCAGCATCTCTTTGTACTCTTCTTCAGTACAATCTTGATAAGGTGCTTGTTTGTAAGTATGCTCAGAGAAAGGCAAGAATGATACGCCTGACATCCAATCAAAGTTCTTGTATGTCCATGCACCTACTTCCATCCACTCATGTTCACGAACAGAGATTGTCACAGACGGCTTGTGTTCGCACCAATGCTTCTGGTAAATCAACCACATCTCCAACTGTTCAATTGCAGTCATGTCCTGACGGAATACCGCACCCTTGTCTACCTTGACGGGGAAAGAGAATACAGAAGTGTGTGATGGATTCATCTGATCATCTTCTACAGGAAAGCCTTTGTCAACCATAAACATGGTCAGAGGATCTTTCTTGTCGCCTCGTACAGTACGAATGTAGAAGGGATTGTGTCGTGCGTGAATGCCCGATGCCGCATCAACTAACTGTGATACCGTACCACTTGGCTTGACACATGTAATCGCAACACTTTGATTGATACCGAGTTTTTTTGCCATGTCAGCATTTACTTTAACCGCTTCTGCTTTCATGTCTTCAAGCAACTGAGGTAGATCACCTAACTTACCATTGGTGAATTTGTTGTCCATAATACCAGTCATGGACACACCTAGCAAACGTTCCTCTTCACAGTTCTTCTTCCATCCCTTTGATAGGTACTTGAAGTTAACAAGTGAAGCCTGGAACGTGCCTAGAATAGTTGCGAGTCGCACTTTTTCAAGCAACGACTCACGGGTGTCGTTCGCACGAACCACAACTTCAGATAGATTGCAGAACTCCCGCGAGCGAAGAATGATCTCCGAACAAGGGTTGGTGCCAAACTCGTGGCCACCCACTTCACGACGACCAGACTTTTCTGCCATCATGTTGGCAGATTGACGATTGAAAATACCACGCTCTCCAGACTTTGAATCATAGAGTGCTTTCCATTCGTCCATAAAGATGCCTATGTCAGGCTTCTCAGTGTATGCCGCGCTATTGTTTGCAAGAGCGCGTTGGCTGTGATCGTTCCACCACTGACCTGCCTTTGCATGGCGCATTCTGTCATCTGACAGATTAGACAATGAGATCAAAGCAGAACGACGAACACCGCCCACAACTACAATCTCCGCAATCTTGCATACTATATCATGACATTCAACAGATGTCAACCTTCTTCCTGCCGCTTGAGTAAATGTCTCAACACAGAAAGTAAACAAAGCCTCAAGTGGCTCAGGTCCACTTGCACGACCACCAAAGGTCTTCAGTGGAGCACCCGAAGGACGAACTTTGCTCATGTCCCACTGTGGAATCTGACCAGCATAGAGAAGCCCGACCAATTCTTTCATTGCTTTTGCCCAACCAAGTTTGCTGTCACCCACAACAATAGTGGTGTCAGTGCGATGAAACTCATCTGCGACTTGTGGTAGTTGAGAGATGTGTTGGCGTTCTACAGAGAATCCTACACCCGTACCATTCATGAGTACGTATAAAATTTCATCAAACGAAGAAGGCTTGTCAACAGCAACATATGAACAATTGTACCCAGCAATATTCTCACGCCTCAACGCCTCACCTGCTGTCATAAGGCAACGCATAGACGGCATCACTCTCTGCGCCAATACCGCTTCTTCTAGTTCGTTGCGGAGTTTAGCAGGCAGTTTATAGTCACATGTTTCTTCTAGATGCTCGGTGAAGAAATCAAAGTATCGTGCAATCGTCTCCTCCCATGTTTCTCTACGACCCTGTTCGGGAAGCCATCGCGAATAGCGCGACAGGTGTATAAATTCTTGGTAACTGGTAGGTAGATAATTGTTAGGCACTTAGGCACTCCTCATTCGTCAAGGTTTTTGTTTTTACGGTGGAACTATTATATATCATTTTATAGGATTTGTCAATCAGTCATTTTGACTTATTGCGGTCTAACCATTCGTCGGCTGTGGTACCATCTGACTCGGTAGTTGCTTCACGATAGTAGATGATTAACTCTTTCTGTTGCCGCACATATCGTCGGACTTCTTGGAAGTTCTCTGCCATTTTTTCATAACCATCGGGTGTCAGAGCAAAGACAACAAACTGACCGTCTTGCATCTTCTCAATTTTCTTGATCTGTTCCTCTAGATTCTCTTCAGTAATCACAAAGAACGTGACATCAAGAAGATCAATCTCGGCAGGTAAAGGTGGTTGGAATATTCTGAGCGGTACTTTTTCAGTTACCGTTAATATCTGTGGCTCAGGTTGGATTATTTCCGGCTTTGGTCCCCATTCCAGACGCGGCATCAGATTGCACCCCGTCAGAAGCATTGGTGTCAGTATCAATATCCATAAGTTCTTTTGTATCATTTTCTAGCATCCTAAAAACATCGGCAGTTTTGTTGTTCGCTCGCTTTTCAATCATGCCAGGTCTGGCTCTAGCGAGTCGTGTGAGATTGTGATCTTTGAAGATTCGCATTGCATTGTCTTTGTCTTTCTGCAATTCATTGTTCTTCAGAGTCAACTTGTTCATTGCTTCGCTTTGTTTCTTGGCGGTCTCTTCTGCTGCCTTGAGCGAGGCTTCTGCTGTGTTGACAGCAAGTTCTAACTGAACTTGGTTCTCTTTGAGAGTACGATTGTTTGCCTCTAACTGAGCAACATCTCGCTCAAAGTTGGCAACTGTTGTGGTGTGATATGCATAAGCGGCACCACCTGCGGCTAATACCGCTAACATAAAATATACTTTAAGCATGTTTCTTCCTATAATCGTTTACTGCCGCTTTGATTGCGTCTTCAGCCAAGACACTACAATGGATTTTAACGGGCGGTAAGGCTAATTCATTGGCAATATCAGTGTTCCTAATAGCAGAAGCATCATCCAATGTTCTTCCCTTAACCCACTCAGTAAGTAGACTTGATGAAGCAATAGCACTTCCACATCCGTAGGTTTTGAACTTGGCATCTTCAATAACTCCTTCGTCGTTTACTTTAATCTGCAATTGCATTACATCACCACACGCGGGTGCACCGACCATGCCAGTGCCAACATCATCTGCATCTTTATCTAGTTTACCAACATTACGAGGATTCTCGTAATGATCCATCACTTGTTCAGAATATGCCATTATTTAAATTGTTTTTTTCTTTTTCCGTTCACTTCTATATAGTTCCGAGTTAATACCGCATATTTTTTCTTTTTCTTCGGGCCCATATCTTTGGTGTCTTGAGGAATACCAGCGTCTGCCGCTGTCATAGTCTCATCAAACATCTGCTTGAAGGTTTTCATTTGTAGATTTCTCCGAGTGTAATAAGAACGGGTTGATTAGTGTTGATATGTGTTGCCTCATATACATCCAACCCAAATATATTGCCTACAGGATATGATTCATCAGAGACTCTTATTTTATCTTTGACGTTGACTTCGTTGAATTGCTTTGTCAACTTTTCTTCTCTTACGGTGTACATACCAGGTGAAAGTTGTTTGTCGTCCAGGACGTACCACTCGTTGCGTTCACCAATAAAATCCGCAGGATCTAGATCCATTTCTTTGACTAGTTTTTCTATGCCTTTATCAGTGACACCCATCTCTTCACGAATCAATAGCAGAGCCGAAGCATATGATGCAATCTTACTACTACCACCCGGTAGTTTCTGAATCAACCTCTTCATGTTAAACACCACTCGCATGAATGATGTATAAGCATCTTTTTCTTCAGACGATTGTATCTTTTTACTCTTCAGTCTCTTGCCGTTGTCGTCTATAAGACCCAGTTTGTACGCCTCAGTGTCAGTCCATGGCGTGGTCAACAACTTTAAAAATCTAAACGTAAAATATAAATCGCCCGCTCTATTTGCTAATGACACGTTTATATCCTCTTTCTGTGTATCTATTTATACGGAACAAAATCGTGATCGTCACCCCACGTTTGTTTGCACCACATGTCCACCATTTTTTTGCGTTCATTACTGAAGTGATAGAAATATGATGCGGGTTGTGGAAGTTTATTCCAACTAGTCGGACAAGAATTCCATTTCCAGTTTAACTCAACAATATCCATGTTATGTTTATTTAACATAGCACTGATATAAATTTGATCTAAACACAACCACCGAGGGAACTCATGAGTCTCTCTCATACCCCACCATTTGAAATATTCGGTGCCAAACTTCTCTCGTGCGAGTAAGCGACCTTCTTTTGACCACAGTAACACACCACTATTACATATTCTTGTTACACCTGTCGGTTCAAATGTGGGAAAGGGATGAGGACAATCCATGTATTCCATGGCACTTGCTAATATGTCTGCGGCTTTTCCAGGGCGATCATAACTAGGTCCACCGTTGGCTCCTGGTGGAAGACATTCAACCCAACCAGCAACATGTTTTGGATTGATCGTTGATATATCAGGTGATCGTGGATGAATAACAACGTCTAGATCTAGAAATAATACTTGATCCCATTGATCAAAATACGGATCTTCCCAGACACGAGTAATATCAAACCAACGAGACGCGGGCGGTACACCATCAGTAGAATTAATAAACGAATGAGGTCCTTCAGTGTGCCAAGGTGTCTGACTAAACTCATAGTCCCATCCATACTTTTCGGCATACTTCTTTACTGACCACTGACCCCATTGTGCCCAGAGCGACAATGGTCGTGTGTTGTCGTCCATCAAATAATATTGATAGATTAGTTTCTTCATCGTAGATTTCTCAATTGATCAACAACCTTCATGTTCATTGGTATGCCGGTCAGTTCATGGTTTTGAATTAACTTGAGATAAATAAGAAAAGGTTTGACCACACCGAATTGATCGCGGGTCAGTTTGAATTCCAACATCTTAATGCCAGACCTGACATCAAACACATTGAAGATAATGATGAGGTGATTCATCATCAAATTCACCGATAACTGATCAGTCTCGGTGAACCTGGTAATGAGACGTTTTATGTACTTGAAACGTTTTAAGTCTTCATAGAATTCTTCTGCATCAATACAACGAGGATTATAGTAATTCTTCGCCGCAAACAAAAGAAAGTTTTCATCGGTTAATTCATCAAACAGTTGCATACTATGCCTAAAAATACTCAAGTCATAGTATGTATATCAATCTAAAGGATCTTCTACGATGTAGGCAATCGCTTGCTTGTTTAATAGGACTTCTTTATCGTTGGGTTGTATAAACACAACAAAGTTTCCACCGCTATTCAACACATCACCCAATGTTACATTGGGCGGTATATGCATTTTCCCAAACATCGCAGTACCATTCGTAAATGTTACTCTAACTCTCATGTCTCTCTCCTTAGTCGGTTAAAGGATTATCAAGAACATTCTGTATTTTTTTATTAAGGCGATCTTCAAGAGCATTGATCTTCAGTTCAGTGTCAGTTTGTAAACTCTCTCTCTTTGTATCAAAACGTTCGGATGCTTTGTCAATCATTCCTCTGACATCATCCTGCATTTCTCTATTTTGATCCTCTACCCGATCAACATTCTTTTCCATTCTGTTGAAGTCGTCTCGGAGATCATTCTTGATACTGCGTGAATAGTCTATGGCTTCATCCACAGTCATCAACACGTTATCAAGTTTTACTTCTATTTCGTTGTTTCTTACTTCTATCGCATCCGTATCAATGTTTGCGATAATCTCTTTCATATCCATATAGTCTTTATAAAATTCAAAAGCACCCCATGTTGCTCCGCCAAGGGTACTCAGTGCAGTAAGAACAACCATCATCTTACCGCCTTTAAATGTCATGCCACCAAATTCTATCTCCGCCATATCATTGGTCTCCTTCAAACTTCAATTCTTTAAGATTGGCAACCTCCTGCTTCAATCTCTGAATCTCCATTCGTGTTCTCTCTAGTTCCAATTGATATAATTTGTTACAATCTAGTCTCTGTTTAGGCGCATTCAATGGTATGGTAATTTTCGCATACACACCAACATCTTTGACCAAATCGTTTGGATCATATCCCTCGGGGTAGAGCCCTTGATTATTGTAAAAGGGACCGTTCTGATTAATCACGCCAACAACACCGAACTCAACGTTGGTACTACCGCCAATAGCCATAGAACATTCAACATTATCTGATGTTCGTATTCTATCAGATGCATAAGAACCAGGTGACGATGGTAGACTCAAGTTCAATGAACTACTCTGTCCCCATGCGCTGGCACTCATCATCATTAATAATATAAATCTTTTCATTATTTTATCTTAGAACATATCCTAGACGCTACTGCGGTCTTACTACTTCCAGTGACAATCAACTTGGATTTGGTGCAGATATACACTGCACGTTCTAAATCTTGTTCCCTTAAATACACTTTAACCTTTTTTCTTTCTAGATGTTTTACACGAAACAAATTATCATTTGCATTCGTTGCAAATGGCACTCTGCCCCAATTCTCATCAAAAACACCTACCGTATACCACTCCACATCCTGTCTTGCATTAAACAATGACATCTCTGTACTGACAAGTCCACTAATATATGAAGGTCTCATCTTAGGATAAGTAGGAGTGAACTCATGGGCCATTACTGACCCACAAGTACACAATAACAATAATATTAAATAGCGATGCATTCTGCGGTCACTACTGCACGATATACTCCAGCGGGAAACGCCTTACCATATCCGTACTCAGCCAATGTTTCGGTTTTAAACCATGTGCTTCCTGCTACAGTCAACGCAAACTCTGTTACATTGTCATACTCTATCTTAGCCGCATCGTAACCAGACATGCTTGTGTCTGATACTTGTGATGTAGCAGTATCCCCAGTCCAGTTCACTACGTCAGATAACGCGGGTGCTTCTGAAAAGGTATTTGGATGCGTGATCTTCGCTTTGTAATAACTTGCTTGAATCACATCGTATCGTACAATAGGATCTACTCCGCCAGAGGCAGGGTCAGAATCCAACTGGTCGGGTGATGGGTTTCCATACACGCCGGCAGTATCAGGAGTCACAACGCACTTTGATTGCACGTTACCGACTACTTCCATATCTTCAGCAAACGCGCCGGACGCTACTGCGCCAAGTGCCAATAATAAAAGTGTTTTATTGACCATTTCTGATCCTCCTTTAGTCTATTTTACATACTGTAAATCAACTAACTGCTTGTGCTTCAATTCAGAAGCCAAACCCACTCTCATTCCTCTCTTTGAGTCAGGCAGTTTTGTATCTTTCAGCATCTCTGCATCCGGATAATCACCACCCTTTATCGCCATTAAGTAACTTCGCGGCAGATAATTTGTTGCCATTAATGCGTTATGCAATAATGTATCGTGTTCTCTTTGTAGACCTGCACCTAGATCCAAACCTAACAAGACTTCAAGACTATCTCTTACGTCTTCTTCTTTTTCTTTAGCGATTCGTTGCCGCTCTTCCCTTTCTTCTTCTTCTTTCTGTGCTTTTAAATTTGCTTTTCTGTCTATCTCATTTTGAATATATTCTTCACTACTCGTATCAACTGCTATCACTTGTTCAGTAATGGCAGCACCCGTAGGATCAATATAACCTGGGCATGTGGGATCGCTTTGTGGATCTTCACATGGAATATACTGATATGAGTAATAAACTCCAGCATCTACTACTGTACCATCTCCCTCAATTTCAATTGATCCTGGTCCCCAATACGAAATATCAATCATGTTTACAGGAACAATCTTGTTAATCGTATTGCCAGGCAATCCAGACCAATCATCTGTTTCACGAAAAATATAGCCTGGCCCTCGTGCGTTTTCGTTCTGTACGTGGACCAGCATGTCGTCTTCGGTAATCTTATTTGTGGTATACTGATAGATGACACTGTTGACTGACAACCCCAACTGTTGAGGAAGTACATTCGTCATTACCCAGTTATACCCCGCACTTGCGGCGTTACCTGTCGTACCGTAAACTGCTTCGCTAGAGTAAGAGGAGCAGGAGTAAACTAGCAACGCCAGCACTGCCCAACAATGTCTTCGTACCATCACTCATTCCCTCTTCGTCTTTTTCTGCACTAGGTTGTAATTCTTGATTTGCTTCCCAAGCCGCCAATGCGTCCTGACCAATCAATCCATCAAATGGACATGGCGTTCCTGCCATTTTCATCGCATTAAAAACTCGTTCGTCTTGACACAGCGTAGATACTGCCGCAACTTTCATACCCATATTGTATAGGTTCTTCGCCAGTTTCATGCGTTCACAGTTCTCATCGGTAACCTGTGTACCGGTACTGATACCAAGAATCTGAGTTTGAATTGCCCCTGCCACACCGAACGTACA